CAATTCATTACATTTACCATCACATCTACATGGCACAATTACAAAATTACGTTAACAAAATTAACGCGGGTGCTGGCCAATCGGCTCAGCACTTGCTTACCAACCTTGCTGAGAGAGTTGTTTACGATCAGGCTCTCGAATGCACGGAAGCTCAAAAGAAGCGACCGCGTTACTACTTTTCTAAAGTTGTAACTGCGGAGCAGCAAAACATGATCGCTAGTGCCTATCCGGAATTCTCAATCACCTTCACAGGCACTTCTCTTTCCGTCCACGCTGTGGCCGGTGGTGTTAGGGGCTTAGAGACAGAATTGCTTATGACCATGGTGCCTTATAAGGCAGCGTGCTACGATATTGGTGGAAACTACGTTCGTCATCTTTTGAAGGGAAGAGACTACGTTCATTGTTGCAACCCTGTGCTTTCGATCAGAGACGGTGCTAGATACGAATGCTACAAAGACGAGCTACGAAAGGTAGCTTGCAAAGATGCTGAGACTGTCGGTTCTTGGGGATGTGCAACTAGTGGTTCTTCTTACCGCTCTCGGTCTCTTCAATCGCATCAGCTTAATGCCTTCGAACGCTATTCTACCAATCCTCTCGCGGTGGTATGTGATTCAACTTTTGAAACCTGTCCTTTTGCCCCACCTTCTAAGGGTTGTACATATGCTGTTATGTTACATAGTATCTATGATATTCCCGTAGAGTCTTTAGGTGCTGCACTACTCCGTAAGAACGTTCACGTTGCTTATGCCGCTTTCCACCTTTCTGAAGAGATGTTGTGGAAGGATGCCGATGGGATTTATCCCGTCAACGACATCGACGCGGCCTTTGAAAGGAGTGGTGACCGTGTTATTTTCCGTTTCCGCGATGAGATGACGATTGCTTACGAACATTCATTTACGAATGTTGTAGGTCACGCTCTCAAAACGTTCTATCCAGCTGGGGACGGGAAAGTTTACTTTAAAGAGTTTCTTTGTAGGCGTCTGGGTACTGTCTTTGCAAAGTTCACTTTAGTAGATACTTATAAGATACATAAGTCTGTGTTTCATAAGTCTGTTGACGGGTCTCAGTTCCTCGATGCAATGGACGAGGCTTTCTCCGTAAAACGAGAGGCCGCTCTTTTTGCTGCGGAGCGCTTGATGCTTCGTGACAAGTCATCGCTAGCCCTGTGGTTTCCAGAAGCAAAGAACAAGATTGAGATCCCCGTCTTTCGTGCGTCTATTTCTGGGAAAAAGAAAATAAAAAGTGATAGAGTCTTAGTTGATAAGCGGTTCTTCTACACGGTATTCAATCATGTGATGGGATACCAAGAGAAAAACCTTACTTTCCAAACTATTAATAATTTCGTCGAGAGTGTTGTGAGTAGGGTAGTTATTAATGGTACCAGTGTCCGACCTGAATGGGAGGTCGAAAAAGAGCTCATATGTGATATCTCCCTGACGCTGCACTTGATGGTGCAGTTGCGAAGAATGCAGAACAAAGTCGTACTGGAAAAAACGACACTTATGCAAGACGACTTCTGGTCTGCATTAAAGGCCAATTTCTGTGCGGGAATCAATGCTATTTGGCCCAATTTTCTGGAGTTCTCTCGCAATAGAGGATGGTTGCAGGTCGTTGAAAACAAGTTAGTCATCACTACTCCGCAAGAGTTTGCTAGTTTTGATGACTATATTGTTATGGAGTATAAGAAAACCATCGATGATTCTCCTGTTGATGTCGACTTTCTTATTTCTAATTCGGACAAACTTTACAACGAAGTGAGTCGATTAGCTTCTCTCTATCCGACGTTAAACGTCGATGTTTCCGCCTTTCGTGACTTCTGTAACACTGAAAAGATCCCGGCGGACTTTGTGGGGAAGATTTTTGAAGCTATCGTCTCTAATAAGGTGGGCTTGAGTGTCACAGGGGCCGAAGACCCCATGTCCAACCTTGTCCGTGCATGTTCCGAGACTAAAGTCGACAATTGTGCAAAAGCGGCGTCTGTATCTTCTTCGACGCCCATTCATGATGCGGCTACTACTGGAGTAGCTGTCTTTCCCCTCTCTGGAGACACCAGATCAGAATATAACTTCTGGTTCAATGATGAAGACGGTAACCCCGTCGATCTGAGTGATTTCCACGGCCTCGATGTCAAGGCCATCGCCAAACCACAGAAGATGGCTGTCATTTATAGAGGGACTTTGAAGCAGAGGCAAATGCTCAATTTCTTGGACTACATGGCCGCAAGTCTTTGTGCGACGGTAAATAACTTACAGAGAGCACTTAAGCAATGGTGGACCGGAGACAAAAAGAATCCCAAAGACATTGGGATCTTTGATTGCAAGAAAGGTGCTTGGGTCACGGAACCTTCAAAGAAACATCATACATGGGGTGTCGCCCAGCTACATGATTTGTCCTTTAAAGTAGTAGTCTTGAACTACAACGGTGATATCCCTTGTTGTGATCCCACTTGGAAGTCTCTGGGTGTTTCGACCGATACTAAAGTGTTCTCATATCTGAAGATGTTGCACAATTTACGCATGTGCCTCAGAGACGGTACCCCACCTGAGCCTCAATGCGAGGCAGTTCTCATTGACGGAGTTCCTGGATGCGGGAAGACCTCCGAGATACTGCGGAGGTGCGATTTTTCCAAGGATCTTGTGCTCACACCTACTAGAGAGGCGGCGCAAATGATTCGCCGCAGAGCTAATGAACCGTCGAAACGACGTGTCGCTGATGAAAATAATGTTAGGACGATTGATTCTTTTATCATGAATCCTAAACCTATGACATATGACACTGTTTGGATCGACGAGGGTTTGATGGTACACCCTGGTCTCATCTGGTTCTGCGCACTGATGGCGCAATGTAAAGTCCTGAACATTTTCGGGGATGTCAGACAGATACCTTTCCTTCCAAGGGTTGATAACTTTGATTATCCTAATGAACTCAAGAGCTTAGTTGTTGACTCTGTGGAGAGCAGGAGCGTCACGCATAGGTGTCCTGTCGATGTGACAGCTTGGCTTGCTAAAACCTACAATCGTGACGTATGTACTTCGAGCTCAGTTGAGAAGTCTGTCGAAGCTACCCTCGTGCCTGGAAAGGCTGTCTTTAATGCTCAAACTTATCCTCTGCCCGGCAAAATCATAACATTCACGCAGGCGGAGAAGCAGGACCTCATTAAGGCGGGTTATAATGATGTTAGCACGGTTGCGGATTTCAATGTGGGTTCATCAATCGTTAACACCGTGCATGAGATTCAAGGAGAGACCTATCCGTGTGTGAGCATCGTTAGATTGAATCCCCATCCCATCTCAATCATTTCAAAGCAGAGTCCTCATGTGGTGGTGGCTCTATCCAGGCATACGGTCAAGTGTAAATATTTTTCAGTAGTTGCTGATGTCTTAGTAGATCTGATTCAGGATATAAGTAGTCTGAACCCTTTCTTTTATGATTTGTACAAAACTGTAGGTTCTAAAGCATAGCAATTAACGTCTCTGCCAATCTGTAGAGGTGTCAATGCGTTCATTCCCACACCAAAGATAGGTGATCCCTCAGATCTGCAGTTCTTCTTTGATTCTGCGCTTCCCAATAATAGTACAGTGCTCAATGATCATGATGCTTTCACGATCACGGCATTGGACATGAATCTTCATGTCGGTGATTGTACCTTGGATCTTTCTAAAGCGGACCCAAATCTGTACCAGAGAAAGTCCGGGTTTCTCAATCCCATTTTGCGCACCGGATCTGAATTACCTCGTCAACCAAGTCTGTGGGAGAACGTACTTGCACTGATCAAGAGGAATTTCAATGCGCCCTATCTAATGGGTACAGTTGACATCGACGGAATGGCGGAGACCGTTGTTAATAGGTTTTTCGATGTTTTTGTAGATGGTAGTATAGAGAGTTCTAACTTCAGGTTGCTATCTCAGAATACTCTCAATGAGTGGTTGAAGCTGCAGAAGCCAGAGGTCTTAAAGAAGTTGTCCCTTTTTGACAACATTGATTTACCAGCTATCGACCAATATTCTCATATGATCAAAAGGAGGCCCAAAGTTAAGCTAGATGATAGCATCTGCAATGAGTATCCTGCTCTTCAGACGATCGTCTTTCATTCAAAAGAAATCAACGCCATCTTTGGTCCGATCTTCAAAGAACTCACCAGGATTTTCCTGGCTTCTGTTGACCAAACGCGCTTCCTTTTCTATACTAGGAAAAGCGCGGATGACGTGAGCGATTTTTTCTCTGATCTGCCTGGCGTAGACCAGACTGACGTCTATGAGTTGGATATCTCCAAGTATGATAAGTCTCAGAATGAACTACATTGTGCTATAGAGTATAAAATCTGGGAACGGTTGGGCTTCGACGGTTTTCTTAAAGAAGTCTGGGCGCAAGGTCACCGAAGGACAATTTTGAGAGACTTCCAAGCGGGTATCAAAGCGCTCATTTGGTTTCAACGTAAAAGCGGTGATGTGACTACCTTCATAGGTAACACCTTCATCAACGCCGCCGCTATGGCTTCTCTCATGCCTCTTGAACATTCTATCAAGGCTGCCTTTTGTGGAGACGACTCAGTCATTTATCTTCCTAAAGGTCATGCCGTGGGGGACGTTCAAAGCAGGGCAAATCTTGAGTGGAATTTCGAGGCGAAACTTTACAAGAAAAAGTACGGCTACTTCTGTGGTCGTTTTATCATCCCTCATTCCACCGGCGCTTTTGTTTACCCTGACGTCCTTAAAGTGATTGCGAAATTGGGGGCGAAGGATGTCAGAGACTATGATCATTTGGAAGAGCTGAGAGTTAGCATGTGTGATACTTACAAGCAACTAGGTAACTGTACATATTTAGATAGTTTGAGTGTGGCGATGACGGAGGTTTATCCCAAGGTCGTCGATGTGCGTTTTGCTGTTTATTGTGTGTGGAGGTACATTACTGATAAGACTTTGTTTAAGTCTCTTTTTTCATCATGAGTTTTGTTGTGGACGATCCCGCTAAGCATTTGAAGGTTGAAGATTTTGTTAGTACCAACGGTCTAGAAAAGTTGAGAAACCTCGTTTTGAAACCTTTCCGTACCGTGAGTATTACAAATTCAGACATTGTCAAAGTGGCGTCTCCACAACCTTTGTCTATACCTATAGATATTCTTGGTTCTCTTCGTTCGTCCAAGCTTTCTTATAAATATGTGTATGTGCTTGCTGTCCTAATTAGTGGTCGTTGGCATGTCACTTCCGACTGTCCGGGTGGTGTGCTGCTTGTCTTGTATGATAGAAGGTTAAAGGGTCATAGTTCTTGTGTATATGGTGGTTGTATGTCTAAGGCCTCTGCTGGGAAGTTTCAGGTGAAGTATAGTGTAGGACACTCACTCACCGTTAACGACTTTAGCAGAAACCCTCTATCTCTTTGTGTCTCTTTGTCTGGAGTCCCTTGTGAAGACGGGTGGGAACCTCTTTCTATAGAGGTAGCCACTCTTCTTATGTTCACGAATCATATTTTAGAAGAGTCGCTTACGTCTAAGATTTTAAAGGTACCACCGCTGTCTTTTGATAATAGTTCTGTTTGTTTAGATCAGGATATAATTCTTTCTAAATTTAACAGTGTGCTAAGTACTGCTGTAGTGCCTAGACATGTTTTGAAGTGTTCGACCAATTTCCAAAGGAAGAGAGTCGGTAAAGGAAAATGGGTTGGTAATAAAGGGGAGTTAGTTTTGAAAAACGGGGATACGGATGTAGCCCCAAAGCGTAACAATGGCAGGTTCATACACCAATGTCAAACCGAACACTTTCGTGTTCCGAACTCAATCTTGGGTGGAACCGGAAAAGCTCCTGAATTACCTGACTCAAGCCCAACTGCTTATCTTTCAAACGCAACAGGCTCGAACACAGCTGGCTAATGAACTACAGGCACAACTTAGGTACGGTCCTAGGGATAATGTTAGATTCCCTACTGACACTTTCCTTATTAATACTGCTACTGGTACGTTTGCTCCTGCTTGGTTTGCTTTGGCACAGGCTTGCGACACAAAAGACCGAATCTTCGAAGTTGGTGATAATCGGGGTGTCACGAGTGCTGAGACAAAACTCGCCACGCAAAGAGTGGACGATGCCACTATAGCAATACGTAATGCTATTAGAACATGTATAAATCTTCTAATAACAGCTGATGACATTTACGATCGCACGACGTTCGAGAACGCGACAGGCTGGTTGTGGCAAGTTGTTGCCCCATCCATTGCGCAAACTCGCACTTAATGCGTTCGTAGTCAACCGGTTGAAGATCCGGTTATCTGAATCTTCTCTGACGAGTGTCCGTGGCGGCAACGATATGCCGCAGTGTTTACCAGTCCACTTAAATCGAACTGGTTGTTGTCTGGATCCACGCAGTTGACGCGCAGTGAGCGTATTGCTGTGACAACATAAAATGTGGAGGGGTTTG